CCGCTATGGGCTGGTCTGCTGTGGAGAAGTATAACGCATTGGGCACGTCAATAAACCGGCCCCCTAACTCTCCAAATACGGTATTAACTATGTTAGCTAGCAAGTTAAAAAACAGACGCAGGATGTTATTCAGGTCATCCAGATAATGCTTAAGCGGCCCCGGTCTAGGTATAGGAAGTGCAGGCGTTTGGACCTTTTGTACTAACCTATCTCTTATTGCCACTAGCCTCTCCTACCGTCAGGCCGCATATCCAACCGTGGTATACCTAACTTCCAAGCCACACCCAACTCAGTGGACTCTATTTTAAACGCCATCTGCCTACCACGTACTCGCACAAAGACCTGCCCTGTAAACTGCTCAATAGGCACGACAGCCGAACGCGTTACCGTAGCACTGCTGTTTCCACCTTCTGATAGCGGGTTGTTGTACCCAGAACCAGAGTTCTCCAGAGGAGATAGAGTCATCGTTGCAGAGGGGCTGTCTGCTGTAGAACCCTCAAACGTTACGTCCGGCAACATTCTTTTAACAAACATGAACTTATCGCCGTCGTCCAAGTCAAACTCAGAGGACACTAGCGTAGCTGTAATCGGGAACGTAGTCGTAGTTTCTTGGCAGTCGTAGCCCACTTCGTGAGTAACCAAGTTGTTACTGTACGTAGCCGCCATGGGGTTATCCCGTAGGTCAGCGTCGATCCAAGCACTGCGCGATAGCGTGCCGTAGTACCAGATGTCTTGCAGGTGGTTATAGACCACGTAGCGGTCGTTCTGGGTAGACTCAGCAGAACAGTAAAACCACCAAATCTCATCGAACCGCTCGTTAGTACCTGCAATAACTTGGGCATACTGGGACGTATTAAAGTCGTTGAACACATAGCTGCGAACCGCACAAGGCAGTGTCTGAACCGTACCATCGTAGAGGTAGAACTTATCCGTACCCATCCAATATGCAATGTTGCCGGAATATACTGTTGCGTTGGGGCTAGCTAGGGTTATGTTGTCACCAAGAAGCTGCGCACCCCAAACCTCCGGTGCTCCCAAATACTGCATACCGTACAGGGCTGTATCAGTCCAAACCAGAATCTCTTGACGGGCTTGGATTGCTGTAATGATCTCACTGCCTCGGGATAGGCGTAAACTTCCTGCTTGGTTAGTAGGAGCAGGAGTCCAGTTAGCTACGTCTTCTTGGCCAGACCAACGAATAAGCATAGGGTCAAGCACGCTAGTACCCAGATCGTTCGCACCGAAGCAGAACGCAAACCGGAAGATGTCCGACACGAATGCCTTGTTAACTATAGTAGGTACATCTGACGCGCCGCCAAGAGAAGACACATACACAGCGCGAGTAGTTACCCCGTTGCTAGCATCCCAGTAGAAAGGCGCTCCGCCCCGGTAAGTAAAGAACAAGTCCTCACCGAAATTAGCTTGGCTCCATAGACGGATAGGGGCATCAGTAGTACCACCAATACCCCATGTGCCAGAACCCCAAGTACCGCCGCCCCAGCCAGTAAATGGTACAGCAATCTCGTTACCTGTGTTGACTTGGTAGGCCGCAGTAACAGTGCCACCGCCTGTAGCGGTAGAAGAAGCCGTAGTCTCAGCAGTGATGTTGTAGGAGTCCTCGTCGATCAGACTGATTTGGTACTCGTTGTTTAGAGTCAGACCACCAACGGCAGTAGCTCCGCTAAACGTAACAAAATCACCTTCCAAAGCACCGTGGGCAACGTCAGTAACAAGGACAGTGGCAGAGCCTAAAGTTGTATCAAAAGGGTCAGTAAGAACTACCGTAGAACGGATAGGGGTAACGTCGTAGTAAGCCCCACCACGCTCGATGTAGTACTTGAGGTTAGTACCTACGGAAACAAGATTTTGCCCACCCAGAGTAATCCAGTTGAGCATAGAGCGGCAGATGCCAAGGAAGGTATTGCTAGACAGGCGCACCCACCCACCAATCTTCTGAGGCATACCCCGTCTGAAACGCACCTTGTTGGTCTCGTACCAACTGCCCTCGGCGGCGTAACGGGTATTCTCGCGGTCAACCCCGGGCTTGAACTGTAGTTTCTGAAGCGGCATCTATAACTCTCACGGTAAATACTCGCCTGTTCTAATCATGTCGGCAAGCTCCAAAGCCCTGCCCCCTACCTGTCTGGCCCATTTAGAGTCTAAGAATTCGGTAGAGGCAGCTTTATAGTCGGCCACTTCCATAGCAGCCAATGCGCGCTTGAAACCACGAAGTCGAGTGGCACCAAGGTTAAAACTGATGTCAATGATAGCATCTTTTCGCACATCATCAAGAGAGCTAAACCACGGATATTCCGAAGAAAGTTCCTTAATAATGCGCGCTATATCGTTGTCCAGCAGGTAGTCGATTTCGTCTTCGGACAGCCCTATGCCGGAGGGGGAGATGTTTCGCCCCACCCCGATGGTTTCATACCCAGCCGAACACCGGTACACATGGGGTTCTACTCCCTCATGGCGCTTCAGCATAGCCCTAAGTTTTTTCATAATTTTTTCAGTACTAACAATAACTTAGCGAGGGTGTATAAGTTATTCAGTACTTTTGGTGGCGTCACTTTCTGCGTTTTCCTCTGCTACTATATCGTCAATGGTGTCGCACACATCAGGAACAATCACACCAGTAGTAAGGCTCAATGCACTGCGGCCTACCGCTCGGACGCCTTTATACATGCCAGAGCAATAAACTTCTTTGTTTTCAATAACTTGCTCCACCGTAGTGCAGGAGGGGAGCAGGGACACACTAAGTGTCAGAAATATCAACGCCAGTCTTGCCATTTTTCTGGTCCTCTAGGAATTTATCGAGTCGTTCTTTGTAGCCGTCCATAAAGTGGTCGGAAACCCTGTCCGTGATGCCCCTGTCCTTCTTCCGCAGGTACTTGCTGGGGTTTATGTAGTCCACACCACCGTTTGAGAAATAAAGCATGTCTTGGGACTTGCTGGGGCCATAAAACAAGCGCGGTACGCGGGGTACGGAATCACTGCCGTTAACCACAGAAATCTGGTTGTCCAGCGCCATCGGGCGCTTGAACCCCTTAAAAAACACGTTTGGCTTACCAAAAGTAATTAGGCTTAGGTTGTCATGCTTGCCGTTCAACTTCGCCGCTGTCAGCTCAGCCAATGCCCCACCCAGACTATGCCCGCAAATCAGCGTGCGCTTTTCGTAGTCTATGTGCTCTTCGATGTCATCCCAGACAGATATATGGGCAGCAGTAAACCCGCCATGGCAAAGCCTTCCTACATACGGGACGGGGGTAGGGAACAGATTAAACGCCCAGTCCTGAAGCTGTTGCGTACCACGAAACGCTATAATGTCTATGGTCTTACGCTTGGCGACAAACGCAGTAGTAGAAGTTATCGCACTCTCTATTTTGATAGCGTCAGCGTTTTTCTCGTTGTATGCCTTTATGGACCACGAGCAGGCCATTTTTAGTAATGCGGGGTCTAGTTTCATAGCTTGGGGTCTTCGAAGAATTTAAAGTACGAACCGGCCAACAGTGCCCCAAGGAACAGATATGTAAGTGTCTGGATGATGGTTTTACCCACCGTACGTTTCGCGCTACGCCATGAGTCAAGTAAGCTGCGAAGTTCTGCTACGTCGGCCATAGCCATATCGTCATGCAACCCTATGTCATGTAAGGCTTTTCTGGCCCCTCGCTCGGCTGCTTCTTGTATAAGTACTTTAATTTCTGCGTCGCTTAGGGACATGGTACTGCTCCTTACTACACTCGACTACTTACAAAACTAAAAAACCAACTAATCATAAATATACAAGCTGTAGCCAAGCTAACGATTATGGTTCCGTCTATGAGAGTACGTTTTCTAGCAGCCCTAGCTTTGGCCTCGTCCAGCCTGCGCTTTCGTATTTGTGCGCGCTTCCTCATCATGTCTGTGTAAAAATCTTGACCTACGGTCCAACAAATCAGCTCGCGCAGCTCAGATTCCATCTGCTTTATCTTGTATTCAGCCATCTGGAGTTCCAGTGCTTCGGCCTCTACACTCTTGCCCCGGAATAGCTTGGAGCCGTGCTGGTTTTCGATCTTCCGTGCGTCGAGCTGGTCTTTCTTGTCATAAAACGCAGAGAAATACTCAACCATGTCACTCGCTTCACGCCCCATCTCCATGGCCTTCTTGACCATATTGTAGGACTTGGCAGCGGCACCAAGTAAAGCTGTGACTGTGATTGGGTCCATCAGTATGCCTTCACTGTTACTGGGTCTGCCACACGGGGCAAACAATAAGCTGCAAGGGCCACGCCTCGGGGTTCGTAATTAAGGGTCCGTTCTACTTTTCCCCTGACAATAGCTGTAGCAAAGTAATTGCACCTATTGATGTCATAGAAATACATGTCCGAAGACTGTATCTGGCCGTTGACCAGAACATATAACAAAAACAGGTGCGTCATGCTTCATACTCTACTACTCTGGTTTCGTAGGCCAATCAGCTTCTTCCAAGTCAGGGAAGTTCGCGTGTGTTGTAATATCCCTAAGAGCCTGACGGTAGGTAGCCATATCAGCAGCCATAGTTACGTCAGACATTCCTGTCCAGTCCGTCTCTGCCAGCTTCTCATTACGCGTCTTGCGAACAGCAGCTTCTTTATCAGCGACTACTTTCGCCATGTAAGCAGCTTCATGTTCCGCCTTAGTGGTAGTTACACCGTCCTCGTCTGTAGTGTCAGAGAACTTGTCTACTACACTCCACGCTTCGACTGTGTTGCCGTTAGCGTCTGTAGTGACTCCGTTGCTAACAACCTGTTCGAGGTCAGTGCAATCAGGCTTAGGTGCGGCTAAAATAGGTGTCAGTCCTAAGAACTCTAAAGTACCTGCATCCCATACTCGCGGAAGAGAGACATTTCTGTTCTCTGAACGCCATTCGCCTTGTGTTTTAATTTCGCCCGTTTCGAGCTTGATGTATTTTGACATAGTTGATAGTCCTATATTGTCACGCTATTGCTAAGAAGATGTAAGTGCCACCACTAGCATTTAAAGCTGCTGGAGCGGAGCTTGTTACTGTAAAGCCTGCGTTAAGCGGGTCTATGTAATCCGTAGATGTTACTTGTGCGGCTGTGGAGTTCAGGAGCAAGTACGGGTCGTTACCTGCAACAATACCTCTCACGCTGTCGTAAAGATACCAGTCGCCAGTAGAGTCTGTACGCTTAATCAGAATGAATCTAGCACCTGCGCTAAAGCCACAGTCTACGTTTAAGTCAGCGGCTGTGCCTGTGTAGCTGCCTACTTTTGATATGCCGTCTAGGGTGGCAAATAGGATGGCTATGTAATTAAACCCTCCATTTACATCGCTATCATTGTTTACAGTAAACACATCTGCGGTGGGAGTCGTGTCATTCCACCAAGAATAATCAAACGCGGCTGTAGACGATTGAAGCTGTAAAACATTGTTGTTTCCTATTGTCTTGTTGTAAGTAGCCCAGCCTCCACCTGCTGCTACGTTACGGGCTTTCACGATTATCATTTCAGGGACAACGCCTAAGTTATGTGCCACAGTGCGACCTGCAACTCCGTCACCTGTGTAACATACCACATCGAGGAAGCCGGGGGCGCGTCGGAAAAAGTAGTTGTAGTATTGTACAGTGTTATCTGAGTAATAGCCCCACGATGAACCACGCCAAGTCACAGAGCTTTGAGTACCGAAATCCGCATAAACCCCGTTTAAAGAGGTTTCGGAGCCTGTAGACGTTGTGTACAACACCCGCTGATTCCCTGAATTCTCCCCAGTCCCTCCACCCGTTAGTCTAAATATCGTGGGGAATTTTGGAGTAGAGGCCGCAGCCGAAGCTAAGAAGACCATATCTGGCCCGTCTAGCGCACTTGTTATCTCACGGTTAGTGTTTGTGTTTCCCGTGTGGTTGACGATGTCAAAAACCTCACTCGCACTCTCCGGCGTCTTCATCGGGCCACGGCGTATGGCTATGTAGATGTAGTCATTGCCTGTTGCGTTCATTTCTACGTCACTGCCGCCAACGGTAAATCCATCAGGGCCAATGTCGAGAACGAAACCGGAAGCGGTATCCGCATTAGCGAGGTTCGGGAATAAAGCAACATCATTGCCAGCGACCACTAGGCCACGCATACTGTCATAAAGTAACCAGTTCGCGGTTCCGCCCACAGCCCTTTTGATTAGCAACCACTGGGGTTCCCACCCAAGAGATATAGCGTTGCCGTTCGCGCTTGTTCCAGAGTAGCTACCACACTTAATAATACTCTCGCTGCCATCGTCTCCAAAGCCTCCTGCGTCTGAGGCGAATAGGTAGGCGACGTATGTTTGACCTGAGCCATTATAAAAATCGCTTCCAAAATAAGTATCAGAAACAAAAAAATTGTTTGTTAGTGTTACCTCTGCATCTGTGCTGTCCAGTCTAAGCCTTCCATCTAAGCCACCATTGCTTAATGATTTGTGGAATACCTTCCAGTCGCCAACAGCATCAGTTCTTTTAATAAACATAGCCCCCGGAGTAGAACCAAGATTATGTGGTATTTCACGACCAGTAGTGCCATCCCCAGTATAAGTCACAACATCAAAGAACTTCTCAGCCTTGCGGAATGTCCAAGAGACCAGACTTCTCCCAGAAGTGTTAAATCTGGCATCTGCCCCAAGGCTAAAACCATCGGAATTGAAGGATGTTAAGCTAGTAGCCCTTGTCTCTTCTGCGTCAGTG